TCCAAGACTTTTGAGCTTTTCTTCGCATACCTAACCATGTCACAGAAGTTTTTATTCAAAAGAGGTTCGCCAAAACCATAAAGCCTAATAGTTTTTACTGGACTCTTGAACACGTCTAAATCATCAATTAACTTTTTAAATAAAGGCATACTCATTATAGATGGTTGTTTTATATATTGATTCATACAAAAGCCGCACTTAAAATTACAGGCACTCGATGGATCTATAAAGATGCAATAAGGGGTTTCGAGAGGGATTTCAGATTTCAAATCCGTTCTTTTATCTAACTGAATTCTTTTCATTGACCATATCTCTTATTATTTTATTAAAAAGAATTCCTTCATCTTTTAATGCTGATTGGACAGGGACTATTTTGTTTACTGTAGATGATTCCATATGGGATACATGGTCTGATACTATCCTAGCTACTTTTTTCCCCTTAAATGCCATATGAGCAAGAAGTAAATTATCCCCATAAAAGTATTTCAATTCATTAGGGATAGGTTCCCAGTCTTCTGTTCTTCCAAATTGAAACCACCCAGTCATACATTGAGAGGGATTATCTGGGAAGAACACTTTTATTCCCTCATCTTCGGGAGCGTCTTGGACATATTCGCCTAGTGGTTGCATTCTTTTAGTATTAATTTGAATTAAACCAATGCTCTTGTCTAATTCCATAATCCTGAAACAGTTATCTAAGATCCTACTCCTACAAGCAACATCATCATTCAACAACAGATAATAATCCGTACAGCATAATTCCATCCCTGGGTTATAAGTCGCCCCTTGGTTCCCTGGAAGTTTAAGATGCTGAATTTTATTAGTTAAAGTAAAATGCTTATTGAAATCTTTATCTTCTGTATTGTCGATGATGATGATATTTTTAACTAATGTGTATTCGAAAATATCTTTAGGACACATCAGCATTGTAGGGATAACTACTGTAATGCACTCCCGTCTCCCTTCGGTCATTTTCCCTCCCTGATTAAATTTTCTCCCGCTTGCCAAATTGCCGATACTTTCCCATCCACTTCTATTTGACCAATATGCTTATTGGTGCAACTTGTATCAACGTAGATTTTGTATCCTGCTTGTTTCAATTTGTTGCAAAAATAAACGTCCTCTCCGATAGAATATTTAATTTCAGGGACTGGATTTGGCATAAAATTAAAATATGGAGCCTCTATATTCTCAAAAACCCCCATATTTATTAATAAGCATGCTGCCCCTACAGAATCAACTTCTATTAATTCTCCATCTACCCATTTTGTTACAGTATCATACTTATTTATAATTCCCCTAAATAAACATGGCTCAAACGGTTCTTGGCGCATATAAGAAAGTCCAGAAACGATAGGCGAATTATGCGATAATAATTTAGTAATTGTATCTGGATGATGACGATGATCTACATCAAGAAAAAGGATATGGGAACACTTGTATTTCTTCGCTCCCTCTACTAATTGATTTCTAATATGCGCTAACCCTTGATATCCACCAGCATGAAAAAAAATATGCTCTATCGGCTTTTTCATACTTATGTATGATTCAAAAAATTCAACTGGTATATTATTATATGTCAATGGAACGGCAATCGCAATTTTCATCTAAATATACCAAAATTTCAATCCGTTCGCCTTCTCCGTTCTTCCTCTACAAACATTAGTAATATTCATCCTATTTATTCCAGTATGTTTAGATGCCTCATAAAAACTTAAATATATACATCCATTAGAACACTGTATTTTTCTTCCATTCATTTTTGTTCTTCCATTTTTTATTTTTGCGTCTTCTGATATTTTTCTTCCTGTTTGACAAATGGACAAATTTTTTCTCCATTGATCATTTATTTCTCTACCTTTATGTATTTCTGATATTCTCTTTTTCGTCTCTTCTGTATGGTGTTTTCCATACATTGGGTTATTTTCACCACTAAGCAATTCAGACATAATAAGATTTTCTTCCTTAGACCTAACTCTTCCACTGTTAGCTCTCCCTATCATCTGTTTTGTCTCTTCAGTATGTTTTCTACCATAAAACGGGTTATCCTCTCCATCAAATCTGCCTTTGCTCGCTGCCGATTGCTTCCCTCTAGTCTCCTCACTAACGAAAGTACCTTGGCCTCCACCAGAAGTAAGATTATACCCATTAGGAACTATAGTATTTAATTCTTGAATCCAAACACATTCTCTTTCATTTAATAGATCTCTTTCACATTCTTCTAATATAGAGTAATAAAAATTATCTATTCCATATTTGACTATAGCATTTTTAATATATCCAGAGCCTGTTAATTTTTTGTGCTGGTTAAATCTTTTCTCGATATCAATACTTTGCCCAACATAGCACTTACCATTAATTTTATTTCTTATTAAATAGATACCACAAACTTTACCATTGCTTTCCATAAAAGACCTTCGAGTAATATTGCCGAGAATAAAGAATTAACATAAATACATGCCTCGTAAGGTTCTTGCCTCATATAAGATAATCCAGACACTAGAAGGTTGTGAGATAATAACTTTGTGATTGTTTCGGGATGGTGGCGATGATCTATATCAAGGAATAAGATATGAGTGCAATTAAGATTTTTTGCACCGTCAATTAGGTTATTTCTGATAACATCTAATCCTTGATATCCGCCTGCATGGATGAATACATGATGGCATGGCTTTACCATACTTAGATATGATTCAAAGAATTGAATCGGAACAGATGTATAGGTGATGGGATTCACTATTGCTATTTTAGTATCCATTCTTTACTTATCGGACACTAAATATAAAACTTTAATGATTTATTTTATAAAATTGATATTTATAAAACCCCGCATAACGACCAGCATAACCAGCGGCGGCCTGTTAACTTGGGAAAAAAAATCAGAGCATACCCGCCGTCTGCGTTGATGCGCTTGTTATGCTTTTGTTCTTGATTATGATTCTAAAATACGGGCATTTACCATTTATGGATAAATCTTTTTCATTATTCCCTTTTCTGAATTTAATTATTTCAAATTGGTCGGGGTTAAATTTATGTAGAAATGTTATTGGTACACCCATATATCCCTTATAGTCTAAAGGTATGTCTTGTGTTTTATTGACATTGATTCCATCAAAGTTGTCATATGTTGGATATTCATTTTCGTTTCCAGAATATTTTTTTGTAAGGTCTATATCTTGGTGTCGTTTTGATGTGTCTAAGTTTGTTAACCACAAACAATTATTTGGAGAAATTATTCTATTTCCATAATTATCAATACGAGCCTCTGTTCCATAAAGTTCATAGTGTTCTGGAACAATGAAACCGGAAACACCTCTGCCAAGATTTATTCCTAACCACGCTTTATTTTCTTTAATTAGTTTAAAAATTTCCTTATAGGTTATTGCATTAACATTCCCAATTATTAAAAACTTTTTATTGTATTTAACTAATTGTGCTACATATTCTCTGAATAATGAAAATGGTGGGTTAGTAACAACAATATCGGACTGCTTTAATAATTCAATACTTTCTGAACTACGAAAATCACCATCTCCATTAAAGTAAATAATGTCAGTTGAACTTGGTTTATTTTTTTCACCCTCTGTACCTGTATATTCAAAGAAAAAACCATTTTCATCTTCTTTCGTATTAAATAAATCCCTTACTTGTTCTCGATAACAAGAAGCTATTAATTTTTTAAGACCTAATTTTTTGAAGTTTGAGGCAAAATAATTAAAAAAATTACTAATACGAGGGTCATCGCAATTGCAATAAACTACTTTATCTTTAAAATGACTTTTGTAATGTTGCAATTCACTTTCTATATCTGAAAGTTGCGTATAAAATTCGTCACTTTTTGATTTTTTTGCATTTTGCAATAATTCATTTGTTGCGTTTCTTGCCATTTCAAACCCTTAATGATTTTAATAAAAATATTATTTTAGTTATTTATTTTTGGTTATCTGATTAAATATTTCACTGCCTAATATTTGAAGCGAGGTTTTAGAAATTTCAAGCATAATATTAAACATATTATTGATGTGCCATTTTCCACCATCCCCTTGTGTGTATATAGAAGTTGCTTGAAGCATTATTGTTTTATCTTTATGTTTGACAAACTTATTTTTACACAAATTGGTATTGATTGGCATTCCATAATTTGCAGAAGTTAATCTATCTAATCTATTCAACATTCCTGAATTGTATACCAACGTTACAATCCTTCCGTCTGGTCTTTTGATTGTAATAGTTTCAGTTAAAAAATTTGAGCCTTCAAGGAATAAGACATAAGGAAAATGAGATTCAGATAACATCAAATTTGCGATTTCGGATATGTTTTTATGCGACCTTTCTATTGCATTACCAGCAGCCATTAAATCTTGATTCTTATCCTTACCTACAAGTTCCCCATTTTTTATATTTTCAATGTCTTTCCCTTGATGTTTTGCTTCCGATACTAAAACGATTCTCCAATTACCATTATCGTCTTTTACTTCTATTATTCCACCATCAGGTATAATACTTGAATTTGATACAAAAAGGGTTTGTCCTAATTCTGGGTCAATTTTTTTTAATGCTTCGTTTATTTCTTCTTTTTTTATACTTGTTTTGTAGTGAAAAGATAATTGAGGAAAATCCATTTTAAGCCGCTCAAGAACATATTGTGAAATTTCTCCAACTGTTACGTCGTGTGATTTTGCTCCATCCCCAAATATACCAATTACACCCATAGACTCTTTGTGTTGATTCGTTAACCTTTCTGATTGGTTCTTTTTAGCCATTAGGTCTGTTACTCCCCGTTGATGGTGACGCATAATATTCAGTTTGCTTGTCACGGGCGACTATACCTTAAAGAGGGTGCCGGATGCAAATGTTTGAATTTTTGTGGACGCATAACGCCAAGCATAACCAGCGGCGGACACTGAACTTGGGTAAAAAAATAGCGCGTCCCCGCCGTCTGCGTTGATGCGCTTGTTGTGCTTTTGTTCTTGATTCGTTTCTTCGTTATCTTATAATATAATCACTAATTTGAACTTGTCAAGTATGATTCTAAATTTTCTTCATCTGGATATTATAAACAACAGAACTCACAAACCCTTGGATTTCTTCTATCCAAACAGGAGGATATTTTGCTGTTCTTTCTAATTTAAATACATTATATCCAGATACAGTCAGAGAAGCGAAGTCAAATCTATCAACCAGTGCATCGGCAATTGTATTTACTTCACCTACTGATGTGCTTTTAGAATAAACATTAAATTGAAATTGAACATTGAAAATTACCTGTTTGTTATCAGAAGGAGCTGTAAAATAATAATCGGGAACATCACTAACAAAAAAGAAAATAACAAATGGGTAAGTAGGTGTTTGGGGAGCACGAACTTGATATACTCTCCCCCCAATAGCCGTTTTGAATGCGCTTGCTACTTGGGAATAGCTATAAATACCTGTTGCTAAAGCTGTAGAACTCATAATTTTTCTCTATGTATAATTTCTATGATTTCTTTTGCACTATTAGCCAATGCTGTGCGTAAGAATGGTCTTTTGTCTCCATTTATGGTCCACCCAAGTTCGTGGAACCATCCTTTAAAATTAGTTGTTCCAACTTTTCCTACTATTCTACCTGTATTTGCCCCGTAAACAGGACTCTCTAACCCCATACCCCCGCCCTTATTACCAGTGGAAGTGGCCCAACTGATAGAATCTCGCAATTCTTCAGTATCCGGGGCCGGTGGAGTATTGGGGACCGAGGCTGTATGCATTCCTCCTTCAGCGCGCTTAGATGGCCATGACCTACCCGTTCCTGCAACCATAGACTCTTTAACTTTATTAGTTAGCATCTCGCATGAGCTATCAACAGCATTGCCCATTTTAGTAGCAAGCAACGCTAAGATAATTTTATCATTCCAGACTGTTTTAGACATTATTTAATCTTCTTTAATTCAAGATAAAGGGTAATCCCTCGTTTGGAGACATCTTCTGAAAAAGTTATTTCGTAAATATCCCCATCATATGTTAATCTATCTTTTTCTGTAACTGTTATATCTTTAGGGAATATACATTGAAAAAAATGGGTAGATACAGTCGATGTTACATTATTTGAGTATCCCTCTCTTGCTCTTAGATAGATTAAAGATCCTTTTAAATCCCTAATATCCACCCAAGTAGGCGTAAATCCTCCCATCCCATCACTGACTTCAGTTACTTGTTGCAACATCATCCTTATTTTATGTCCAGGTGCCATAATTACACCTTTTTCCTACAGTACCGGAAGATGATCCTTTCTACTTCTTTGGGAATTGACCCTTCTTCAAAAATTGACAAGACTGAGTTATACCCAATTCTGTACTGTGTTAAACCAAAGGAACTTTCTTGATTTTTATTATAAAGATATTGAACAATTATTTTAACTGCCAGTTGCAAATCGGATGGCATATTAGAAGAAGTATACCCTGCTGTATAGTCAATGAAGATATTCTGTTCTCCTGATGGAAAACCACTGTACCTTTTAATCTGTCCCCTATCTAAATACACATGAAAATCACTAAGAGGCGTATTTGTTTTGTATAAATCAACCCAATTACTGTCTATAGAACTCAATCCATAAAGAGGGATCAATTCAACGGATTTAAAATTAGAATAAATATTTGATGAAACTTTTGCTTCCCATCCGCTACCTAATGCGTTTATGGCGTTTACGACTGCTATCATCGTCGTGTTAGCGGCGAATGTAACGGTTGTGTTAGCGGTGCCATCTATCACCAACCGCATCCCCGTGGTCGTTGCTGACACTGTAGCAGTGGAGTATTGATTAGTATTCCTGACTTGTATTACATTCAATGTCCCAATAGCGACTCTGTCAACAGCAGTGATTGGGTAATTATTAAGATTTAAATTCGTTCCTCCGTTACCATCATATCTTTCTAACCTATATGAAGTTTCATCAAATGTACGTCTACAATAATTAGAGACAAATTCTTCTGCCTCTAAGCGTAAAGAATCTATTGCTCCGGATATGCTATTATCTGTTTCGTCTGTGTCTATTCCTAAAAAAAACAAACAATCATCTAAAGATACAATTGACATAATATTATCCTAAATTGTCAGCAGTCCAGAATGCTTCAATACCGTATGTTTTATTCCCAGAATTAGCCCATGCAATAACCGCTTTATCACCGGCTACAAATGGGACTGGATTATCGGGGACGTAAATATAATCAGAAATAGAAGTCATATCTTGCAAGGCTAATACAGCATCGTAAGTTGCCCCAGCATTTGCATCAGTCACAACAGTAATATTTCCTGCACCGCCAGCAGCACTTAGATGTACCTTAATGGCGATTAACCTAAAATTGATGCCTGGATTGATTGTAAGTGATATTGCACCAGATGTTGCAGTTGCTCTTTGGACTCTCATATTATTTACCTCTATTTTAATTATCTTTATTCGTCTTTAGCGAATTTCTCATAAAGAGACTTGTGAGAATATTCAAGAAGTTCTTTTTCTTTACACGCTTTCAATCTACCTTGGATAATATTTAACATTTTATGGCCGATATCAATTTTCTTCGTTTCGTCATTAGTCCATTTCACACTGTTATCTTCGTTGTGCGTAATTTGGAATTTCAGGTGTTCCCCTTCTGAAAAGGATAATTCTTGAATTAAATTGTGATAGCATCCATAAAGTGTTAAGTCCACATCTCTGATATCCGGTAAAACATTCAATAAAATAATCCTGTCATAAACATTTAAATCAAAGTCCATTTACTTTTCTCCCATTCTTAATCCAAGTATCTTGTGTTACGTTCAATGTCCCGATGTGAGCGTTTGTGCAACTGGTATCAACAAAGATCCAAAATCTTCACTGACAACTCCATTATGATAACCGTAGTTCATCTCAAACCACTTGTTCTTGTCCATTCTTTTAAACACTTCTGTTCTGACTAATAACGAAGCTGCTCCTACTGCATCAACTTGAGCTAATTCATCTTCTTCCCATTCGGTTATGTTTTTGAATTTATTATTTTCTTCCTTGAACATAATCGGGTCATAGGGTTCTGACCGTCTAAAACTCAAGCCCGACACTATCTGTTTGTCGTGCGACAGTAACTTAGGAATAGTGTCAGGGTGGTGGCGATGATCGGTGTCAAGGAACAGTATATGGCTAAATGAATCGTCTTTAAGAACTGCATGAATTATCGAATTGCGTTGGTCATCTACTCTGCCTCGGTTCCCGATTATTACGCTGTGTTGGGGTTTCTTTAATTCTATCCATGATTCGAAGAATTGGATCGGTAAAAAATCCCAATTACAGGGGAGTCCGATGGCGATGTTGGTCATAGCATTCCTTCTGTATCCAGTAATTAAATAAGGGCGGGGAGTGGATTAAGTTCCTTTTCGGTAATGAGCCTAGCCCCAATATATAATTAAATCAACTACTTATGCGGCGTATACACACAAGCCTCCGATAAATTGGGCGCTGGTAATCGCGCCGGATGCAAATGTGACCCCCGCTGTACCACCCACGGTAAATGCATCGGCCTCCAACGAGGTTCCCATATCGGCGGTACCCACGACCACAAGTTTGTCCGCGCTCTGATCCCAAAGCATGTACTTCCCTGTAGTATCACCAAAACACTTGAAATCCAATCCGGTCGCATCCTCACCCAGAGTAATGGATGTAGTTGCACCACTTCCAATTTTCTTAAATACTAAACTACCACTTGACCATTCTGATTTTACTAGAGTTACACTCATAATAATCTCCTTCTCCGTACCGGCTTTTTATTCCGGTTTTAGGGAGCGGTTCCCCCTATTTTTAGGTTTTTGTCGGCCTACCTACTTTCTTTTTAGGCGTAGCCTTAATTGTTTTCTTAACAGGTGCTGCATGAATCATCTTGTCTACTGGTGGTTCATCGATTGATTTAATCTCTTCTCTAAAACCAACAATATTATCTGTAGCGGTAGACGTTGCATCTACAATTTCGGCTACTCCTCTTTGGACTAATTCAAGAGCCTTTTGCTTGATAATAGTAAAGGTGTCCGGGGGGACGCGCCCGAGCCATTCACCTTTTACCATTCTTACTTTTAAATATTCCATTTGTTCTCCCGGTTAATGGATTTAGTTGGTTTTAGTGGAGGCGGGATCGGGACTTGAACCCGAATATTTAGGATATGAGCCTAAAAAGTTAACCATTACTATATCCCGCTATGAATTGGGGCATATTTCAGCCCCTTTTGTTTCCGCCTATGTTTTATTCCTTAGTCTTTTAAAGGATTAAGGAATATGGATTAAACGATTGCGGTGGGGGCAGAAGTACCAGCAATGATCCTTGGATTAGACATAATACATACAACACTACCAGACACCGGGGAGTCAGCCCCTTCAGTGATGGTAAGCCGTGCAAACTTATTAGTGCCACTAAGTTCGGAGGAATTAATCTCGACAACAACCATAGACCCTGCCCCGGTAGCAGTAGTATAACCAGCGGCGGTAGCGGCGGTCATAGCGCCGAGGGTATCGCCAGAACTTGCGACGGCATAAACAAATGGAATAGCAGTAGATGTGCCGGGGGCTGTAGTATCACAGGAATCTACCGTAATATTGGCGGTGCCAGTTGCGCCTACGCCACGGGCAATAACCCAAGTTGCTCTCTCATAATTAGAGAGATTTACGATGTCAGTTGAAAAACCACCTTCATAAAGATCATCCATCGCAGCGCCAGTAGGCAGGGGGTTTACAAACTTTACTTCTTCAATCATTCTTCCACTCATGTTTTATTCCTCCGTTATTTTTTATTGTGAACGTGCAGCAAACCAAAAACTACTACTTGAATTAAACCATCTTTGCCAAATTTCTCTATTGTGATTAGTTTTACCATGACAAATAGAGCATAAAGTTATTAAATTATTCATCTTTAATTTTTCTAATGAATCTATCTCTATAAGAAATTCATTATTATTTTTGTCATAATCAGAATGATGAATACACAACCT